TACCGCCTAGGCGCGGCCGGGGGTTTTTGGCCCCCCCGGTCCCAGCCCCCCTTGCCAGACCCTCTATAACGCGATCCTAGGCCCGTTTCTCCCCAGGGTAGAAAACCCCGATGAAGATCAAGAACCGCGTCAAAGAGCTTCGTATCGTCCCTGCGAGCGAATTGTTGCCAAACCCGAAGAACTGGCGAACCCACCCGAAAGCCCAGCAGGACGCCTTGCGGGGAGTCTTGGCCGAGGTCGGCATGGCCGACGCCTGCCTCGCCCGCGAACTGCCCGACGGCTCCCTCATGCTGATCGACGGACACCTCCGAGCCGAGACGGCTGCCGATGCCAAGGTGCCGGTGCTGATCCTCGACGTGAACGAGGCCGAAGCCGACAAGATTCTCGCGACGCTCGACCCGCTCGCGGCGATGGCCGAGAGCGATGCCGCTGCGTTTGAGGAACTGCTTCACACTGTCAACACAAGCAGCCAAGCGTTGCAGGAGTTGATCGCAGAGACGGCGAAGCAGGCCGGCTTGTACGAAGACCTGAACGCGTTCACAGAAAACGTCGAGCCAGCCGAGGCAAAAGGCGCGGACACGGACCGCGATTATGCCGCGAGCGCGATCCGGCAGATCGTCTTGGTGTTTGAGCAAGACCAGTACGAGTCTGTCGTAGAGGCGATGGGCGAACACGCCGAGAAGTTCGGGCTCGCCAACAACACGGAAGTGATCCTGCATCTCCTTGAGACGAACGGCTATGCGATATCTCGACGCGACCCCTCGTGACATCGACCCGAGGATTCTGCAGCGCCGCTCCGCGAAGGAAGCAGACTGCGACACTCTCGTCACCGACGATTGCGTGGTGAGGGTCGGGGGCCAGACGAAGATCGTGTACATCTCGCGGCTGACGCACCCCGACATCGAGCGAGCGCGCGAGGCAGTGCAGCGGGTCAAGTACCAGACCAGCACGAGAACGAGCGGGCTGGTTTCCACGAGCCGAATCTTCGGCTACGCACCGCGGAACGTGCTGCGCGGACACCCGTGCCGGTCTACGTCGATGGCGACGGACCATCCAGAAGAACACGCCGCAATCTGCAACGCTGCGCCCGCCGTCGACGCCCAGTACCAGAAGTTCTTCCCCGAGGTTCACGAGCAGCACCGCGAGGTGGCGAAGAAGGTGCGGGAGCAGTGGATGATCCCCGGCAGCGTCTTTACGAGCGGAATCGTGAACTACAACAACCCACTCCAGTACCACTTCGACGCGGGGAACTTTTCACAGGTCTGCTCCGCGATGGTCGCCTTCCGGCACAAGACCAAAGGCGGGCATCTGGCCTGCCCTGAACTTGGCGTCGCCTTCGAGATCGCCGACCGCTCGCTGATTCTTTTCGACGGGCAGAAATTGCTGCACGGCGTCACGCCGATCAATCGGCTCGCGGAGGATGCGTTTCGGTTCACCGTCGTCTACTACTCGCTCAAGCAAATGTGGAACTGCGAGACGGTGCAGGGAGAAGTGGATGCACTGCGGGAGCGGCGCACCAAAACCGAGCAACGAAGAGCCAAAGAAAGGGCAGAGCCGCGATGACTACCGCCGGGTTGAGCATGGTGAGCGTGGGTGGCTTGCGGTTTGTCTCCCGCGGGCCGCATGACGATGAGGTGTATCGCGAGGTCGTCGAGGCTCGCTGCTACGAAAAGCCGCGGCTGGGGTTCACGGTGCGGCGAGGGGAGCGGTGGCTGGACTGCGGCGCGAACGTCGGTGCCTTCGCCGTGTGGGCAGAAAAGACGATGGGTGCCGAGGTCATAGCCTACGAGGCGTGCCGCGAGAATACCGAGGTGGCCGCTGAGAATCTCCGCGTGAACGGATGCCGCTCGACCGTCGAGACGGCGTTCATCTCGACGCGGCCCGGTGGCGTTTCGTCTGTGTCGTTCAATGAGCGCACCCCGGCGAGATCGTCGACGCGTGCGAACGGCGTGCAGCGTTTCGTCAAGAATGTGTCGCTCGCCGAGGAGATCGCGAAGCACAAGCCGCATGGACTCAAGATCGACATCGAGGGTGGCGAGCTCGCGATCCTCGATGCAGGACTGCCGCTTGAAGGCATTCGCGCCCTGGCGGTTGAGTACCACTTCCGGTTTGACAAAGACTGTGTGGCTGCACGCCGTAGGATCGAGCCGCTCCTGTCGCACTTCAGGCACAACTCTGTGCCGAAAACAATCTTCATGACGGACAAGTGGCCTGCATGGCAGGACGCAATCATGTTCTTCTGGTCTTAGGAGACTCACGCCATGGGCAAACGCGGCCCCGCCCCCGAACCGTCGATCCTCAAATACATTCGCGGCAACCCGAGCAAGGAGAAGGCCAAGACCTCCGAGCCGACGCCGGAACTGATCGAGAACTTCGACCCGCCCGAGGAGATCGCCAGCGACGATTTGGCGGTCAAGAAGTGGAAGCAGTCCGTGCCGGTTCTGCGGCGGATGCGTGTGTTCACCGAGGCCGACCTTGACGCGTGGGTTCTCTATTGTCGTACGTGGGCGAACTGGATGCGGGCGAAGGCCAAGTGCGACCAGTTCGGCCGCGACAACATCGCCTACGAGATCGACCCGACCCGCAGCGACGGCCGGATGCGGATCAAGTGGACGCAGCCGTTTACGTGGGCCGTGGACGAGAAGAACCTTGCCACCGACCTGCGGCGGCTCCAGCAGGAGTTCGGCCTGACCCCGAGCAGCCGGTCACAGGTGACGATCCATGACAGCCCCAACGAAGACCCGGTTGCAGCCTTTGTCAAAAAGCGAGGCGACAAAACAGGGGCTTGATTGGTACTTCAACACCGACCGGGCCAGCCACGCTCTTGAGTTCTTCGGCGAATGGCTGCGGCACAGCAAGGGCAAGTTCGCAGGCAAGCCATTCGACCTCCTGCCGTGGCAGGCTGAACTGATTGCGGAGTTGTTCGGCTGGGTCCGCGTCGATGACGAGACACGCCGCTACCGCGTGGCCTACATCTCGACGGCCAAGAAATCCGGCAAGTCCACGCTGCTCGCGGGCATCGGCCTCTATCTGCTCGTCATGGACGGCGAGAACGGGGCCGAGGTGTACGGTGCCGCCGCCGACCGCGAGCAGGCATCCGTGGTCTACAGGGAGGCCGCGAGCATGGTGCGGGCCTCGCCGCAACTATCCCGCGTGCTGGAAGTCATCGACTCTCGCAGGACGATTGCCTACCGCAAGGAGGCATCGTTCTATCGCGTCCTGTCGGCCGACGCGTTCCGGGCCGAAGGCTTGAACATCCACGGCCTGCTGTTCGATGAGCTTCACGCCCAGAAGGATCGCCGCCTGTGGGACGCCCTCCGCTACGGCGGTGCGGCCCGAGCCCAGCCGCTCCTCTGCTCGATCACGACGGCCGGCTACGACCGCAACTCGATCTGCTTTGAGCAGTATTCCTACGCCAAGGCCGTGCTGCGGGATTGGCAGCACGACCCGACGTTCTTCCCCTGCATCTACGAGGCCGACGAGAAAGACGATTGGACCGCCGAAACAACGTGGCCCAAGGCGAATCCGTCGTGGGGCGTGACGATCAAGCCGGAGGACTTCGCCGCCGACTGCCGCGAAGCCCAGTTGTCGAATACCAAGGAAAATGCATTCAAGCGTTACCGGCTCAATACGTGGACTGCCCAGGACACCCGCTGGATCAAGATGGACGCCTGGGACTCCTGCGCGGCCGCGCCCCCTGCCCCGCTGGAAGGACGCGAGTGCTGGTGTGGCCTGGACCTTGCCACCACGTTCGACACGTCGGCGTTCGTCGCGGTGTTCCCTGCCGAGGACGGCTACGTGGACGTGCTGTGCCGGTTCTGGATTCCTGGTGACAACGCCACCGAGCGGGAGCGGAAGGACCGCGTGCCGTACACGGTGTGGGCCAAAGACCCAAAAAACGGGCTGACGATGACGCCCGGCAACGTCACCGACTACGACGTGATCCGCCGCGACATCAACGAGTTCGCCAAGAAATACAACGTGCGGCAGGTGGGCATCGACAGATGGAACGCCACGCAACTCGCCCTGCAACTGCAAGGGGACGGGCTGGAAGTGATAGGTTTCGGACAGGGCATGGGCTCGATGTCGAGCCCGTCAAAAACCCTGGAGGCACTGATCGCGTCGGGGAAGGTTCGCCACGACGGCAACTCGGTGCTGGCATGGATGGCCGGCAACGCCAGCGTCAAGGTTGACGCCGCCGGGAACATCAAGCCCGTCAAGCCGAAGCACGGGTCTGCCGAGCGGATCGACGGCATCGTGGCCCTCGTCATGGCCCTCGGGATCAACGCCACCTACAAGCCGCAAGCCCAGCAGACGCCCTCCATCCTCATCCTATGATTGCCAATAACACCCGCATCCTGTGGCTCCCTGAAGGCGATTCCCGCAGTTGGGACTACGAATCCGGCGGCTGGGCTGGCGGCGGTCGCAATCCGTCTGGCGTGCGGGTTGACCCTGAGAGTGCCTTGCGGGCGACGGTGGTGCTGGCGTGCGTTCGCGTGCTGTCGGCGTCGGTGGCCGGGCTTCCGCTCAACCTCTATCGGCGGCTTGCTGGAGGCGGCAAGGAACTGGCCCGCGAGAACCCGCTGTATCGGCTGCTGCACACGACGCCGAACGAGTGGCAGACGAGCTATGAGTGGCGGGAAACGCTCATGCTCCACCTGCTGACGCATGGCAACGCGTACTGCGAGATTCGCGGGGCAGGGGACTCGCGGCAGTTGATTCCGCTGCATCCCTCGCGGATGAAGGTCGACCGCCTGGAGAATGGGCGGCTCCGGTACACGTACCGCGAGGACCGGGGATCGTCCACCGTCTACTCGCAGGATGCGGTCATGCACCTGCGATGGCTGTCGGATGACGGCGTCAACGGCATGGTGCCGGTCGAGGTTGCGGGCGACGCGATTGGGTTTGCCCGTGCCCTGGAGATCCACGGGGCGGCGTTCTTCGGCAACGGAGCCCGGCCGGGGCTCGTGCTGACCACGGACCAGATGCTTTCGCCCGAGGCGGCAGAGAACACGCGGAACCAGTGGGAGCGGGCGCATCGTGGTCCCGACCGCAGCCATCGCGTCGCGGTCTTGCAGGGCGGTCTGAAAATCGACTCGTTCGGCGGGAACAACCAAGAGAGCCAGTTCCTTGAAAGCCGCCGGTTTGCGGTCGAAGAGGTGTGCCGCATCTACGGTGTGCCGCCGCATCTCGTGGGCGACCTGTCGCGTTCGTCGTTTAGCAACATCGAACAGCAGAGCCTCGACTACGTGCAGAACGGGTTGATGCCCTGGCTGCGGCGGTTTGAGTCGGCCATTACCCGCGACCTGCTGACGGATGACGAGACGTTCGCGGAGTTCGACGTTCGCGGGGCGTTGCGTGCCGATGCCGCTGGCCGGTCGGCGTTCTACAACACGATGGCCCAGTTGGGCGTGTTCAGCGTCAACGAGATTCGCGGCCTGGAGAATCTGAATCCGGTGGACGGCGGCGACATCCGCGTCGTGCCGCTGAACTTCCAAACGCTTGAGCAGGCGAACGCGGCGGCCCGGCTGGCGATGGCTCCGGCGGCCGAGCCGGTTGCCGAGCCCGTGGCGGCCGAGGCTCCTGTCGAATCTGCACCTGCGAGCGATGCCGAGCCCCAGGTGGCCGACGTGTCGCTCAACGGTGCCCAAATCACGGGGCTGCTCGCAATCCTGCAGGCTGTTGCCACAGGTGTCCTCACTAGGACCGGTGCCGCTGCAGCGATTGCGGCAGCCTTCCCGGCCATGCGTCCTGAGCAGATTGACGCGATTCTCGCTGGCGTGCCACAAAACACGCCCCCGGCGGTGCCTGCGGAACCGGCCAACGAACCGGCCACGTTCGGTCGTTCGCTCCTGGCGTCGCGGGCGATGACCGTCTCGATTGACTTCGACCGGACGTTCGCCGCCGACCCTGCCCTGTGGGGCGAGTTCGCACGCAAGGCGGTTGCGGACGGCAATACGGTCGTGATGGTCAGCCGTCGGCCCGACACCGCCGACAACCGGCAGACCGTCACCGACACACTGGGCGAGTACGCCGATGCGTTTTCGCAGGTGTTGCTCGTCGGCGAGCGTCTGAAGGACGAAGCCGCGAAAGAGGCTGGCGTCGAGGTAGACGTGTGGGTGGACGATTCGCCGCAGACGGTGAAGCCGCCGATGGATTGCGGGTGTGACGAGCACCGCAACTGCGGCACCGGCAGCGGCGGATTCTCTTCAGGAAACACCTGCGGAAAGGGTGGCGGCGGCGGTGGTGGTGGCGGTTCGTCTGATGGTGGTTCATCGGGAGGCGGCTCGTCGGGTGGCGATGGTGCGGGAAGTGGCTCCGGCCCAGGCGGGCTAAAGCAGCCGTCGAAGAAACACGACGTGAAACTCCCGAAGTCAAAGAAGCGGTTGACCATCGACCAAGGAAACGAGGCGATGAAGCAGCTTGGCTACAAGGTCGGAAAGACCTCGACGAAGAAGGTAGGTAAAGGGTGGGTCACGGTCGTGAGTGTCACTGACAGCACTGGGCACACGGCGACGCTGACGGCGGATGAAGTCAAAGACATCGTTTATGGGAATCAGAAATAGCGATGGCGGCACGGTATGACCACATCGACTTCACGCCCCCGGCTGGCGTCCGCGAGGAAGCGGCGAAGGGACTGGCGTGGCGTGACGAGCACGGACGTGGCGGCACGGCCGTAGGCGTGGCTCGCGCCCGCGACTTGTCGAACGGAGTGAGCATCAGCCCCGAGACTGCCCGCCGGATGAAGGCGTTTTTCGACCGGCATCAAGTCAACGTCGGCACGACGGGGTGGAGCCCAGGTGAGGACGGCT